TCGATGCGTGGATGGCGAAGCGGGCAGATCTGGGTATCGAAAGTGAGTGGCTGTTCCCTGACAGGGACGATCCTACGAAGACGGTGCCTATCTCTACGCTGAACAGCTGGGCGGAGACCTTCTCCAATATTCTGGGTATCCCTGTGTATTGGCATAGTCTCCGGCACTTCTTTACGACTTCACTTGCCAAGGCAAACCTGCCCGATTCTGTGATCAAGACCATCATTGGATGGGAGAGCTTGGAAATGGTGGATATCTACAAGGATATCGACGATGAGGACGAAATCGGCAAGTATTGCATGAACGGTGAAATCGTCGGGCAGAAGCAAGCCGCGCTTTCTGATCTGTAAGGAGGTGTCAGTATGGAATGCGAACATAAATGGACTGTGTATTTACATATAAGCCCGTCTCAAAAATTTTACGTTGGAATTACTGGCAGAGATCCACAGGAACGATGGGGAAATAATGGTTATGGTTATCATAATCAGCCGTTTTTTCGTGCGATTGAAAAATATGGCTGGGATAATTTTCACCACATAATTATTGCGAGTGATCTTACAGAGACGGAAGCAAAGGAAATGGAAAAAGACCTGATTGCATTGCTTGCTTCCAACCATAGCGAGAATGGATACAACATTACTATTGGCGGGGATGGTATTGTTGGTATCCCAAGATTTGGGAAGAAAAACTCGTTCTATGGTAAGCAGCATACCGAAGACGCAAAACGCAGAATGAGTTTAGCACATCAGAAAATGGTGGGGAGCCGAAATCCATTTTATAACAAACATCATTCTGATGCAACAAAAGCAAAAATTTCTGCGGCGCGAAAAGGTCAAATGTGTGGCGAAAGCAACCCAAACTATGGGAAGCATTTAAGCCCCGAGCGTATTGAACAAATGCGAGTCCTAAAGAGTCGTCCTATTTGTCAATTTGATACCGATATGAACTTTATTTGTGAGTATTCGAGTACAAAAGAAGCAGAATTAGCGACTGGTATAGACCATTCTTTAATATGCCGAGTTTGTAGAGGAAAGCTAAAGACCATACACGGAAGTAGATGGCTCTATAAGGAAGATGCGGTAAAGATGGGGACAGC